TCTTCCGTGAAGAGGTACTCGTTTTTAGAGGTCACCCAAAGATCGAGGTCATCAGTGATTTCGACGACGTCGAACTCGACGGCCGGCCTCGCCTGCGTCAGCTCCTGCACGAACCGATCGAGCAGTTCGTACGTGCGGAACGGCCCGTTCTTGTCGGGGATGCGTCCAGGCTCCCGAACGATGATGAAGGCGCGCTCGACGCAGGATCCGGGGAACATGCTCATTGCGGCGCCTCGATTCCGTGGGCCAGCCACGCCTCGAACAGTTCGGAGGATCCGTGGCTGTTGGCCGGTGCGTAGTTGTGCAGGAACAGCACCAAGTCCTTCAGCGATCCGAGACTGGCCGGATCGGCGCGCAGGACCGCGTCGGTGAGATTGTTCGTCAGCACGGCGGACAGGAAGGCGCCGGGCCTGACGCGATCGATGAGGTAAGCTTTCAGTCCCTCGCGCAAGTGCGGCGGAACGTCCTGCCAATCGGATTCGCGGCAGTCGGGAAGTGGGTCGCGCTCGTTCATTCCGCCGCCACCTGCAGCTCGGGCACATGCTCATCGTTGACGGCGGGATCGACCGGGCCGGCTTCCTGCTCGCTCTCCGATTCCGCATCATCCGGCCCGGCGAGCCCTTGCGCGCTATCTCCTGCGGGCGCGTGAGCGCCGACGTTGAAGCTCAGCAGCGGGTGGACCCAGCCTTCGGCCTGCTCGAGCGCGCCGGCGGTGGCGCCGGTGATCGTCCTGTCGTCGTGCTTGTGCCAGGTGCGGAAGGCTTCGGGGTCGACGTGGGGCTGGGCGAGCTCGAGGCGCTTGAGCTTAGGGAATAGGGCCATGAACGCCGCGGTCGGCCTCCAGCCGGTGCGCAGCGCCTGATCGTCGCCGCCGGCGAGCTCGGCGAGCTTGTCGTGCGCCCGCACGCGCCAGCCCGGGACGTTGGCGGACCGCACCAGCGCCATGCCCGCGAGGATGGCGGCGACGAGGTCCTTCGTTGCCTCGTCGAGATCGACGTAGAGCTGGAGGCTGTCGGCCGGATCGGCCGCGGCCATGAACGGCATCTCGGCCACCTGCTGGACCAGCTGCTCCCACTGGTGCACGACCGGCTCGTCCTCGAGGAACTGGCGGACCACGGCCGGCTCGGCATCGCGGTACCGCCAGTTGTCGCCGAGCCCGCGCGCGCCGGTGACGGTGTGCTTGTCGCCGCCGAGCTCCTGGCGGCAAGCGGACCAGATCAGGTAGTCGCGGCCGAGCGTGCCTTCGAGCGGCCCGCCCTGCCAGGGCCGCACGGCATTGGCGGCGACCATGGCGCGCAGCAGCGCGCGACGCAGCGAGCGGATGACCTCCAGCCCGTCTGCGGTGAGGCCGTACTTCTCCTTGATCACCTGCCGGCCCGCCTGGGCGTAGCGGCTGCTGCCGTCGAAGGCGCCATCGTCAGGAATCGTCCGGCCGCCCTGGAAATGGGCGCGGACCTCCACGGGAGCGTTCGCGTCGGCTGGCGGCGCCTCGCCCTTGACGCGCGCCTCGCTGGCGGCGCGAGCGGCGGCGGACTTGGCCTTGCGGCTGGCGAACCAGAACGCGGTTTCGACCTCGCCGTCGTCGCCGATCGCCAGCGTGGCGATAACGTCGCCATCGGGGAGCCGCAGCTTGCCCTTCCCGCGCACGGGATCGATCTGCAGGCCCCAATCGGTGGTGCCGGCGTTTTGCGGCGGCTCCTTGGCGAAGCGCAGGTCGGGCCGGCCGGAAAGCTGGCGCTCGAGCGCGCGGTGATCCTCGAGCCGCTGCTCGGCCAGCTGGCGCAGCAGGGCTTCGTCGACCACGCGGCCGCGATCGGCGGGACCGTCGGCGAACAGGTCGAGCTCGAACCGGCCGCCGGCGAGGCGGTAGGCGTCGTCGCCGACGAAGCGCAGCAGCGTCTCGAGCTCGCGATCGCCGATCTTGAGGAAGGCGCGGATGTGGTGCGCGCGAGCGTCCCATTCCGGGCGCGACCGGAAGTGCTTCCAGGCCGTGAGCTGCAGCCCATGATCCTCGGTGGCGGCGTAGGCCTTGGCCTGGTCGAACGACAGCTGGCCGTCCGCGTAGGCGGTGAAGATCTCCGGCGCGAGGGTGCCCAGGCGCAGCTGCTGCCGGACCCACAGCGGATCCTGGCCGAGCGTGGCGGCGATCTGGTCGGGCGTGTGGCCTTGCGCGGCCGAGCGGGCGATCGCGGCGTGGACTTCCCACGGCTCGAGCTCGCGGCGCAGCAGGTTCTCGGCCAGCGACTGGTCGGTGATGCGCGCCGGATCGAACTCGCGCACGACGCACTCAATCGGGTGGTCGGCGGGCAGGCGCCCCTGCTCGATCAGGCGGCCGATCGCGCGCCAGCGGCGGCCGCCGGCGTAGATGCCGAACGGAGCCGATGCCTGTTGCCCTACCGCTTCGCTGCTTGAGGGCGAGATGGTTCCGCCCTCATCGCCGAGCAACGCCATCGGGTGGACGATCAGCGGAAACATCATGCCTTCGGCGGCGATGTTCTCCGCCAGCGCGTCCACCGCTTCGGCCGCCACCTTGTTCTGGCGGACGTTGAGCGGCGAGATCTGCAGCTCGGCATGGGTCAGGGTACGCATCCTCGAGGCGCTACCGCCTCCGGCTACTCGAGCTTCGGTCACGTCAGGCGTCCTTCGTCAGGACCACCGCGGGAGTGCGACCAGGTGCGGGGGGGAGGGCGAGCGCCAGCTGACGGCCCTCGCCCGGGTAGCGGAGATCGAGCTCGGCGCACTGGCCGCAGCAACAGGCGGGCGCGTGAGAGCGAGCAAAGCGGGTGAAGCGGGACATCAAAGGGCTCCTCGTTGAGCGGCGGCGAAAGCGGCGCCCGCCAGGCCGAGCGCGATCAGGACGAGCACGACGTGAAGGACCGAGCGCAGGAACCGCGCGCGGCGGGCGACGCGCGCCTGCAGCATCCACAGCGGCTCCGGCGGGGGAGTGGCCATTTCGCGCCGGGCGCGGTCCATCCACGAGCCCTCGGTCACGAGACGAGCTCGGGCAACTGGGTCGCCGGCCGGCCGATCAGCTGCCCGAGGAACTCGCTGTCGGCCGCGATCGCCTCGTCGGCGCGCGGCGTGATCTTGCGGAATTGCCGCGCGACGTACCGGCAGCCGGGGTACTGCGCGAAGATCAGCAGCTGCGAGCCGGCCTCGTGGCGAAGCGTCGAGCGCGCGAGGGCCCGCACGACACGCCGCTCGCCGAACTTCGGGCCGCCGTACACCGGGAAGAGCCCGTTGCAGAACCACGGACCACGGAAGACGCATTCGGCGAGATCGCCGACGTGCCATTCGTCGCCGGCCGGCGGCGTGCGCCGGGCGAAACAGTCGCGGACGATGCGGAAGATGCGGATCATGCCACGCGCTCCGGCAACGCCGGCGGTCGGGCATGCCCCGAGGCGCGCGCGGCCTCGATGGCGTGGAGCAGTCGCTTCGAGCCGTCTTCCATGGCGAAGCGATGCTCGGCGTCGCGGAACGCAAGGTGGCGGGAGTAGTCGAAGCTCATTGCATCGTCTCCGCCAGCTCGCCGACGGATCGGCGGGCGCAGTAGGAGACGATCTCGCGCACGATGCGCTGGCCGGAGCCGTAGACAAAGGCCTGCTCGCGCGTGCACCAGCGGCCGCAATGCTCGTGGTCCTGGCTGTCCTTGAGCAGGACGAACGCGCCCGACCGCGCGGTATCGTCGAGCGGGCGGAAGGCGAGGTAGCCCTTGTGGGTGCGGTCGAGCTTGCGCATCACCTGGGCCCGTCCACGAACAGCAGGGCGGCCAGCGCGGCGAGCCACACGAGCGTCACCGCGGTCCACAGGAAGCGCGTCCGTTCACGCTGGCGGCGGCGGAAGACTAGGCGGCGTTGCTCTTCAGCGCGGGGATCGTAAATCCTCGGGCCGTGCACGCGGATGTGCGGATCGAACTCGGGGTCGGTCATGCCGCGACGCTCTCCTTTTGCGCGACCGCCTGGCGGCTAGTTCTGCCTTCGGCAGTGCTTCGCAACGAGCGCGGCGCGTGGTCCGCTTCCGGCGTCTCTGCGGCGGGAAGCAGGGCGAGATAGATCTCGGCGTCGAAGTCGAAGACGTTGGCGATCAGCTCGGCCTGCGGGCGCGTGAGCGCGACGAAGTCTTCCTCGGCCGAGTTCAGCGCCAGCGCGAGGCGGGTGATGTCCGTCGTGCCGACCGGGCGGATAGCCCAGGGCAGCGCGGCGAGCGAGGCCGCGGCCTGGCGCTGGCCGTAGCCGGCGCTCTCGCGCTGCCGGCGCAAGTACTGGCCTGCGGTTTCTCCTGGCTGCGCTAGCGCTGCGCTGCATGAGCGCGGGGGCGCCTGATATTGGCCGGCAGTCTGTTCCATCGGCAAGGCTCCACCGCCGCCGGAAACGAGCCGGGCAACGGCAACAGGGGTTCGAGGGTGGGGCGGACGGGAAAGGGTCACACAAACCCGTCCGCCCCGGTGCGCCGGCCCATGCTTGCTCGGGAGGCCGGCGCGGGAGGTATCAGTGCGGGCGGGGCGGGCCCGTTTGATGGGGCTCGGCATCGAGGCGGCCGAACAGGCCTTCGAACGCCTCGCGGCCAACGGCGTCGGCAAGCGCGCGCCAGAGCGCTTCGATCGCCTGGCCGAGCTCGCGGCGGATGTCCTCGTCGGAACCGTCGATCAGTGCGGCGACGGCTTCGCCGCATTCGCGCACGCAGTTGGCGGCATGGCTGGCCGAAGCGGCCGGCGCGGCCTGATCGAGCGCTCCGGCGGCGCCGAGGCGCGCGGCCATGAATTCTAGGATCGGCGTGCCGCCGCCCGCAGCGTCGCACGCCTTGTCGAGCAGCAGCGCGTCGGGCACCGGGATCCGCTCGCGCTTGTCGGGGTCGGCCCAGGCGCGCACGCGGTGCGGCGGGCGATTGGTGACCTCCGCCATTTCGTCGAAGCCGCCCGGCAGCACGTCCGCGATGCGGACCAGCGCCTTCTCCAAGGTGAGCGCGGAGCGGGGCTTGGTCATGCGCCAAACCCCGCTGCCGATTGGTGCAGACGCGCGCGGGCGGGGATGAGAGAAGCGCCGCGGGTCGCCACAGAAGCGGGATCGCGGCAGGGCATCATGAGCGGACACCCATCAGCGCGTCTTTGCGCGCGCTATCGGCTGCGCCTACTTGAGCGCAGGCATCGCGCGCGGCCGAGCCATGCGGGACGCCGCCGGCGGCGCATTCAACCCCGGAGGACGCCGCCGGCGGTGCGTGAGGCCCATCCTCACGCGGGTAGATGTCCGGGCGCAGCTCGTGCCGGGAAATGCCGGTGGCGGCCTCGACTTTCAGCACTTTGCCGTCGTCAGCTGGCATTTGGCCCATGCGATTCACCCAATCGCTCACCGTTGGCTGGGAAACCTCAAGCAGGCGAGCCATCGCCGATTGCGAACCCAACGCCTCGATGGCGGCGTTCAGTGCTTCGAGAGGGGTTCGGGAATCACGCATGCGAACGGGGTATAGGCATCCCTATAGCGAGTCAATAGGATGTCCTGTGTCGCGAACAATAAATTTTCCTATAGCCTGCGATCCACGATGGCGGTGGGGGATCGAATCCGCGAACGACTGGTGGAGCTTGGGATCACCCAGGCCGAGCTCGCGCGCCGCGTTGAGCTGAAGCAGCCCACAATCAACGCTCTGATCCGCGGCAATTCTCGGTCATCGACCCATCTTCATAAGATCGCCCGAGTTCTAAAGACCACGCCCGCCTATCTCGCCGGGGAAACCGATGATCCTTCGGCTGAAGCACCCGACGAGCAGCTTACGATTGATGAGCGAGACGCTGTTGAGCTGCTGCGCCGGCTGAGCACGCGAGATCGAGAGGCGGTACTGCAGCTGGCACGAACGCTTTCCAACGGGGCGGGCCCTAAACCGCCGGCGCCACCAGTGACACATCCTACTCTGCACGAGCGCAAGCAGAACTACCGGGGGAAGGGGCACGAATGATGGCGGATCAGTTTCAGTACGAGGGTATCAACTTCCTCCCAGGGCAGCCTGGCACCGGCTATCATTCATTTCTGCTCTTCGAGAGTGGGGTTGAGAGGCCGTTCGGCACGTTTCCCATCTTGGTGCTTGGCGGCGAGGCCGCATCGATGGACGCGCGGATCGCCATGGCCCACCGCCGCTTTGCCGACAAGCTTCGGCGGTACGCCGACGCCGTCGAGGCGGCGGCAGCGGCATACGAGGCCCGCTAGGCGAACCGAGATGAAAGACTTGGTTACACGGCTGTTAGCCGCAACGGTTCAGTTGCCGGTAACGGCGAAAATCCAACGATTGCTTGCCTATGGGCGTGCAACTCGACCGGAGCCGCTTCACGGCCGAGGAGCTCGAATGGCTCGACATGATCGAGCTGATGGGCCCGGCCGATCGCGCCGCGATCTTTCAGCTGATCCGGTCCGTCGTCGATCACTCGTTGCCGCCGCGGGTGCACTAATCCTCAGCTGCGCGGCCCCGGCACAAAGCGAGAGCACTGTTGAGCTCGGCCATGCAGGGCAATGGGCGATCGCCCGCAGCAAGAATGCTTGCATGGCATCGGCGGTGTTCGACGGAGCCGGCAACACGACCTTTTTGATCGCCAAAGACGCGGCTGGTCAGCTCTACACGTTTGTGGGCAATACGAATTGGACAATTGAAGAAGGTAAGGAATACAGCACCATTTTCGTCGTTGACGGTGAAGAATTCAGCGGAAGTACCTCCGAAGGCAGGCGCGGTGGACTATTCGACACGTTCGATCCCGAATTTGAGGCATGGTTCAGGACGGGTCGCGGCCTAACAATCCGGATGAACGGGCAAGACATTGCCCGGCTCTCGCTTTCAGGATCGTCAGCCGCGATGGACCGAGTGAATGCTTGCCAGCGAGCGCTTTTTGCGACGCTTACGAGGGAAGAGCGGGACGCGATCCGCTTTGGCGACATCCCGATCAATCCTTTCGCCAGCAGTGGGTCCGTTCCGGCGGCTGCGCCGCACGGCCCGCGGCCGATCGATCCAGGGCGCTGGGCCGCGAGGATCCAGGAGAACTATCCCGCGATCGCCATCCGCAATGGATGGTCCGGCGCGGTTGGGCTGCGGGTCGACGTGTCGGCCGAGGGAGGCGTTGCGGCCTGCCAGGTGACCGAGAGCAGCGGGCACCCCGAGCTCGACCAGGCCGCCTGCGAGAACATGACGCGCTACGCGCGATTCGACCCGGCTGTCGATGAGCGTGGCATGGCGATCGCGGGCAGTTACGCCACGAGGGCCGTCTATCAGCTTAGCCAATAGGCTGCGGGGTACAGGGGCGCACAGGCGGGGGTATGCCGGCGGCGGCGGCCGTCGCCAGGCCCGCCACCGCGGCGGACGGGGTATCCGCCGCGGTCGAGCCTAAGCGGTGGCATTTGCAACGATTCCTGCTATGTTCCGTTCACCGGACGGGGCTTAGACATGAACGCGCCACACACCGCCGCCCACGGCCGGCTCGCGCCGGACGCGGCGAACTTTCGCCTGTTGGTCTACGCGTTCTACCGTGACTACATCGGCATGATGGGCGAGAGCCCGAGCTACGGCGAGGCCGCGAACAGGTTCAAGACCAACCGAGACAGGGTCAAACGGGCAGTCGACGCGCTGGTCCGCGAAGGTTTGTTCATTCGCATGCCGGGCGCTCGCGGCGTCCGCCTGCCGAGCATGCGGGACGAAGCAATCCGCCAGTTGCGGTTACTCGGCTACGTGGTCGACGAGGACATCGGCAAGATTTTGCCGCCCGGAGCGAACCTGACCCTTACAAAATCGACCCTCTTGCCTGCCCCCGAGCTCGACTATCCCGAGGACGGGGATCGGACTGGAGCGGATGGCAGGCAACACGGCGAAAGAGCTGGCGAAAGCGAGGACCGCGCGGCGTGAGGCCGCCGACGCCCGCTACCGCAAGCGGCACCCGGGGCGGGCCCGCGAGGAGCGTTTCCTACGCAAGGCGCAGGCCACGCTGCAGCGCGACTATGGCCACAAGGTCAACGGCACCCCCGAGACGCACCGCCACGCCGCCAGCGTGCAGCAGGGGGCGCTTGCGCGCCTGTTCATGGCCGGCTCGCTCAGCGCGGACCAGCTCGCCTGGTCGGCCGAGATCCGCGCGGTGCACGAGCGGATCGCCGGCGATGTCGCGATCGGCACGGTCAGCCTCGAGACGCGCGTCGACCAGAGCCGGCACGGCGACGGTGCGTTTTTCGAGAGACTAGGCGCGGTGCGGGCGGAGGTAGCCTATTCGGGCTGGCGCGCCTCGCTGAAGAAGCCGGGGCCGGTGCTGGCCATGATCGTCGACGACGTGGCCACGCGGCTTGCCGAGCGACAATTCGGCCTGCGCAACGGGTCGGCTCGCCGGCTGCTGATAGACGCGCTCGACAGGTGGCCTTCGTGGCAGCGCGACGCCTGCGATCGAGTGGATGAGGCGGCCTTGACCGCGGCGCACGCCCGTCTGCACTAGACCCTTACAAAATCGACCCTGCCCAACGGGGACAGAATCGGCCAGAAACGACCCCGCGACAATTGCGTCCGGTTCAGGCGCGATACCCCGGAAGGCCCGCTCCCAGCGATGGTGAGCGGGCCTTTTGCGTTGAGGAGCAGCAACTGATGCGCACTGAAGGCCTCGGTGGCTAGTTCAGCCCGCCGCCCGTCCCTGGCACTGCTCGTCGACCAGCAGCGCGACGCGCTCGACCAGTTGGCGGCGGAGATCGGCGGCGGGATTCGCAACGCCACGCACTACAACGAGCTCGAGGCGGCCGCCCGCTCGATCGGCCGTGGGCTCAACGACGCGTTCCGGAAGGGCCGGGTCGCGTGATCGACATCGAAAAGCTCAAGCGCTCGGCCGAGAAGTCGGGCAAGAGCGCTGTGGTCTCGCGCTCCTGGCTGCGTCAGGTGCTCGCCGAGATCACGGCCGGCCGCGAGGCGCAGGCCCGCGCCGGCCAATGTTTCGGACTGCCGAAGGAAAAGCGGCTGTGATGCACAGCGGCGCGTGCCATCCCGCGGTTGGAGCCAAGGTGCGCGGCGATCGCGCCCTTGTGCGTGCGATCAACGAGCTGGGCGGGAACGCCGGCCAGATGCTCTGGCACGAGCAGCGGGCCTGGGCCAGCATCACGTTCTCGGGCGCCAGGCACAAGATGTGTTGGGCGTTCGATGGCGACGAGGCGGTTGCGCACGGCGAAAGCCTCATCGCACAGCTGCCGGACAACGAATTCGACGTGCCCTGCCTTCTCGTCGCGGATGCGACGGTCGTGGCCGTGGAGCAGCGCGCGGATCCACCTCGACTGGTCGTCGAACTCGAGCTGCTGGTGTTGGACGAGGGCTGATGACCGCTATCGCCACGCCCCGTACGCTCGAGCAGGCAACGGCGATTGCCGAGCGCTATGCGCTGCTCGACGGCCAGATCGCCGCGATCGAGGCGGACCGTCAGGCGTCGATCGCTGCGGTCAACGCCCGCTGCGACGTGGCGGCCAATGACCTGATCGCTCAGCGCGCCGTCATCGAGGCTAAGCTGAAGCCATGGTGGGAGAAGAATTCGGACAAGCTCACGGAAGGTAAGCGCAAGTCGATCGAGCTGGGCGGCTGCATAATCGGGAGCCGGGCGGGCAAGCCGAGCCTCGGTCTGATCGGGAAAGAAGACGCAGCTGTGGCCAAGCTGCAGAAACTGCCCTGGGCCGCTGGCCTGCTGAAGACGAAGACTACGCTCGACCGTGTGGCGGTGCTGAAGGCGCTGGCTACCGACCTGGGCAAGTCGCTCAGGCGCATGGGATTCGGCGTGGTGCCCGGCGAGGAGAAGTTCTTGCTCGAGCGTGCCGAACAGGGCGGGACGCTGGGGAGCCAGTGATGCTCAAGCTAAGTCATTTGCACGATGTGAACTGCGCTACGTTCGGTCGGGATCAGCTGCTCGAGAAGCTGCGCTTGGTGAAGCAAGGCCAGTTCACTGTCATCCTTGGCCCCAAGCTCGTCGCTACTGAGGATGCGGAGGTCAAGCGCCGGCTGCAGCCCGAACTGGAGCGCATCCTCAACGAGCGCATAGGACAGGCGAACAAGGCGCTCACCGCTTTCGGCATCGATGTCCTGGGCTGATGCGTCGGCCTAGGATCCTGCCCCCTAGCGACCGGGTTCAGCGCAAGCGAGGTCGAGCAGGCCAGCGCCAGCGCCACCGCCGGCTCAAGCGCACCAACGGATTATGCGAACGCTGTCTTGAACGCGGGCGCACCACGATCGCCATTGTGGTCAACCACATCATTCCTCTGGCCTTCGGTGGCAGCGATCACGACGAGAACACCGAGAACCTCTGCGACGCGTGTGACGCGGAGGTTACCGCGGAACAGTTCGGTCGCGACGTCCGCGCCAACCGCGGCGTGGGCCGGAGCGGTCGGCCGACCAGTCCCGACCACCCCTGGAACCAAGCCAGGCGCGACCCTTGCCGACCGGACTAGGCCGGGGGGGGTGGTCAAAAGTTCAGCCGGCCAAGCGCCGGACACCGCGCATTGGCTGCGTGCACACTGCGAGCATTTTCAAAGTAAAAAGTTCGACAGAAGAATGTTGCGGTGAGGAGCAACGATGAAAGCTGTGCGCCTCGCTCGTCACATGCGGGCCATGGGCTGGCGGTACGGCCGCCGCCGCAAGGGCGAGGCGCTGTTCGGCATCCGGTTTCCCAACGGGAAGGGCGTCACACGCGTCGTGCAGTTGATAATGCTGCCCGATCTGCAGATGTCGCCGCAGCAGCTCGCGGCCTTCCTGACGCTCGACGCGGCGCTGGCCGCCGGGCATGACCCGCGTGCCCGGCTCGCGACCTAAGGCAGCGGCGAAGCCGACACGGGAGACGATCGGCGGGATCGTCGAGCCGGATTGGTCTCGATTGCTGCCGGACAAGGACGAGCGTTCGGCCGCATCCGAGCATTGGCGGCGCGTCGCCGGCGAGATGGACCAGCAACAGATCCTCTCGCCGAGCAACGGGCACGCTCTGCAGCGCCTGGTGATGGCATACCTGGTCTACGACCGCTGCTCGCTGGCGGTCGGCGTCGACGGCATCATCACCGAGCGAAACAAGGACAACCCGAAGTCGATCGACCGTCTGTCGATCTACTACCAAGCCATGCGCGAGGCCGAGAAAACGACCGAGCGGCTCGAGCAGCAGCTCGGTCTGACACCCGGCAAGCGCGGGAAAGTCGGCAAGGTGACGAAGCAGCGGGAGCGCAGCGCTGGTGCGGACGCGTTCCTCCGGCGGAAGGGCTAGCCAGGCCGATCCGACGACAGCCTGGGCCGAGGCGGCGGTCCGCGGAGACTTCGTCGTCGGCGAATTCGTCCGCCACGCGGCCGAGCGACACCTCCGCGACCTGCGCGACCTAAAGGCGTACCACTGGCGGCCCGAGCTCGCCCAGCGGGCGCTCGACTTCTTCCCGTCGGTGTTCACCATCACCGACGGGCCCGCGGCCGGCAAGCCGTTCCACCTGATCCCGTACCAGACGTTCTGCGTCGGCTCGTTGATGGGCTGGGTCAACGCCGACGGGCGCTGGCGCTTCCGCTCTGGCTTCATCGAGACCGGGAAGGGCCAGGCGAAGTCGCCGATGATGGGCGGCCTCGGGCTCTACGCGATGGGTTGGTGCGGGTTCGCGCGCAGCCAGGTCTACTCGATCGCGGCGAACAAGCAGACCGCCTTCGTCCTGTTCAAGGACGCGGTGGCGATGTGCCGGGCGCAGATCCCGGGCTACGACGAGGGCGAGACCCTCGAGGAGCGCGGCGACGTCGTCATCCGCGGCGAAGGAGACAACGCCCACAAGATCGAGCATCCGGAAACGCAGTCGTTCTTCCTGCCGCTCGCCGGCGGCGAACAGCAATCGGGGCCGCGGCCGCGCATGGTGCTGGCCGACGAGATCCACGAGTTCACCGTCGATCACCAGATCGAGAACTGGAAGCGGGCGATCACCAAGGTCGCCGGCAGCGCGATGATGGTTCTCGGCACCAATACGCCGGCGACGTCGCAGATCGTCGGCTCGAGCTATTCGGACACGGCGATCGCCGTCGCGAAGGGCGAGGTCAAGGACGACACCGCCTTCGCCTTCGTCGCGCGGATCGACAAGGCCGATCGCGAGACGGTCTTCGACAACGAGGCCAGCTGGGCGAAGGCCCTGCCGGCGCTCGGGATCACCTATCCGGTCGCGAACATCCGGGAGGAGGTGCAGACCGCCCGGACGCGGATCTCGACCGCCTCTTCGGTCAAGAGGCTCTATTTCGGCATCCCGCTTGGCGCGGCCGATTTCTGGATCAACGAGGAAGACTGGTCGGCCGTCCTGGGCGTGGTCGACGAGGCGCTGCTCCGGGGCTGCAAATGCTGGCTCTCGCTGGACCTATCCAAGAAAAACGACCTGACGGCACTCACGGCCACGTGGATCGACGGCGGGGGCAAGCTCTGGTCGAAGACCTGGTACTGGACAACGAAAGCCGGCTTGCCCGATCGGGCCAAGGCGGACCACGCGCCGTACGAGGATTGGGTAGCGAGCGGAGATCTGGCGGCCGTCGGCGGTGCGACGATCGACTACACTTTCGTCGCCGAGCAGGTGAAGCGGATCTGCGCCGAGCACGACGTCGTCGAGCTGGTGTTCGATCCGGCGAAGATGGCCGACTTCGAGACGGCCTGCGACGACGTCGGCTTTCCCGCGTGGCGTTTCAAGGGCCCCGACGAGCCGGAGGGCCAGGGGCTGCGGATGGTGCCACACGCGCAGGGCAAGCGGGTGATGTACGAGGATCGGCAGTACTGCATGCCGCGGTCGATCCAGCGGACCGAGGATCGCATCCTCAATAAGACGATCGTGATCGATAATTCGCCGGTCACCTACATGTGCGCGGCCAACGCCGCGATCGACGCCGACGGCATGGAAAACCGCTGTTTCGACAAGAAGCGGTCGCGTGGACGCATCGATGGCATGGTGACGATCGCGATGGGCGTCGGCGCCGCCGACAACGAGCCGCTTTCGGATGGCTCGGTCTACGAAAAGCGCGGCGTGCGCGTTCTCTAGGAGGTTCGATGGGTTGGAGAGACCTCCTGGGCTGGGGGCGAGCTGCCGCACCCGCGGCACCGAGGGCGGCTATTCAGTCCGCCGGCGGCGGCACGGTCATCAGTACGCCGCAGGACCTCGAGGAGGCGCTTCGGTACGGCAACGTCTCGGCGTCGGGCGAAGCGGTCACGCCTGCCACGGCCATGCGGTGCGCCGCAGTATTCGGGTGCGTGCGAATTCGCTGTACTGGGCCCGCGACCCTGCCGCTCGACATAAAGCGCCGCGTCGACGAGCGAACCCGCGTCGACGTCGGCGACCACCCGGTTTACCGGCTTCTGCGCCATCGCCCCAACGGGTGGATGAAGCCGCACCAGTTCAAGCGGATGCTGCAGGCGCAGGTACTGC